TCAGCCTCAGTCGGTGGAGCACCCACCGCGACACGCTGCTGCTCGTCAGCCCAATACTCGATCTCCAGCAGTACCGCGAGTTCGTTGATGGTCATTCAAGGCTGATCCTGATAGTCTTCCAATTGGTGGCGACCCGCACCTCGTTTTTCGGCGGTGACCACGTGGCCCCCTCGACACGATAGCCGATGCCGAACCCGAATTTCTCGACGGTCCCCCGAGGAGTCGGCTGGTCAAACGTAATTCGCGGCTCGGGTCCACTCAGATCGTACCTCCCCCGGATCTCGCCCACCTGCAGCGTGACCCCGTCGGTCACCGTCGCCGTCTGCGGCTGGTCTGGCACGAACACAAACCGCCCGCCACGCCCTGCAAACCTGCGGATGGTGTCAACGGTCGTCTCTGCCTCCGGGGCTCGCCGTGGGGCTGCTACAGGCTCGCTGACGGGGTTTTTGTCGCGGTATGCTGAAACGAGTTGCTCGACCGTCTCCCGACCACGCCAGCCGACAATCTGCCAGTATTTTCCGTCCTGCCCCTGGAACACCCAGGTCGGGGTCGATTGCCCATTCTGCGGGGTCGTCTTGGTCACCGAGAACGGGAATCCGTTGTCCCTGATCCACGCATCAGCTGCAGCACACGGCGGACAATTAACAGACGTGACCATCCAGACGCGGGGGAGTGCCGCCGCGATCCCGACGGGTGATGACGTCCCATCGGCCGCAGACGGCACCACGGCAGGAAGGCGGCTGCCGCTCCCCGGTCCTGGATTGATTGGTCCCGGGTCCGTGAACTGGCCCAGGGCCGCAAGTAGGATCAGTGTCTTCACGCCATGAATCCCTTCCAATTGAACGTGCGGGGCTTGAACCCCTGCACTCCGCTCACCGTGTAAGCCCCGAAGGGCTGGCTCAGCAGTTGCGTCATAACATCGGTAGTCACCGCAAACCAGCCGTGATCACCCCAGCCCTGTCCGTGGGAGTTGGCAACCCAGATGATGCCGTCAGATTTCTGGTAGTCGACTGCACAGACAGCGTGACCAGCAGACCGATTCCCCGAGATGCGATCAATCACTCCACCCCGATACGCCGCCATCTGGGCAGTCCAGTACATCCCGAACACCGTGGCCCCAATCCCTGCCCCAAGCCGTTGGATCACCTCCTCTCCCGTGGTTGCTCTCGCGACGGACTGCACTCGATGGAGTTTCGCCCGCGTCAAGAGATTCGATGGTAACTCACGCTCGAATGGCTCATCCTGCCGCCAATATGGGTACTCACTCTCCAGCAGTGCCCCGATGTCACGAGATGCCATGACGCCCGCCTCGATGCTCACGCCATTGTCCCCACGTTGCAGGGTCTGCGCCCAATCGAGGGCCGCCAGATACGACCACCTCGCGGAAAGGTCTTCCGGGTGCGATTGGAACGCCGAATCGAACAGCTGGGACAGCTCCAAGGCCTTGTCGACCGCGTTCCCACAGCAGCTATTTCGCAGCGCCTGATCGTTGACCCTCAGCCATTTCCTCGCGTTGAGTGTTTCCGGGATGTCGCCGTCGTACACCGGCGGAGCACTGCACACCGAGTCGACCTGACCGATCTCGAAGAATGAGGCCTCAAGGCAGCCTAGACCATGCTCACTCATGCTAAGGCCAGCTCCTTCTGTCGTGACTGTCCGGCAGCGTGTCCGATCCTCGCCCGTGCAATCTCAATGTACTCGGCGGACAACTCGCAGCCAACAAACCGGAACCCCTCCAAAATTGCCGCCTTGCCCGTCGAACCGCTGCCGGTGAATGGGTCGAGTACCAGCCCATCCGGGGGCGTGACCAATCGGCAGAGGTATCGCATCAGGTCCGTTGGCTTGACGGTGGGGTGATGGTTGCGACGCATAATCTTCGCCATCGGATCTGATTCGCTGAAACCCCGTCCGCTATCGTTCTTAATTCCGGCTTCCTTTTCCTCCATCCCCTCACACCCCTCGTCCCGATCCCGCTTTGACGCCTTGGCGCAGTAGAAAAAGCGGGCGGCGGAGCCAGAGTCGTTGTGGAATGGGCCAGGCACTCGGTTGAAATGCCCGAGGATTCCGTTTTGCCCGGTGGTGCTTTGCTCGCTTCCTCGCACGGGAGCAGATGCACCAGCAGCACGCGGAAACAGCCCCACCACCTCCTCGCTGCCGTCGTGGATGAAGTTCGCGGGCCAGCGGCCTGCTGGATTCTGCGTGAAATCGGGAATGTCGCCGGGGTTAGCCTTATGTCCACTGGCAAAGGCACCGCCCTGAATGTCATTGCGAACGGTCGAACCTTGCAGTGTCTCATCGGTACCAATCCGGCACCCATCCACATTGATCCCGCCCGTGCCCCACTCCAGCACGTTCCCTGCTACAGTCCCCCGCAGCGGCTTCCGGGCCACGATGATCGGCTCGTAGGCTGGCTTCAGGGCAGTACCCCAGCCTTGCCATTGCTTCGCGGCTTCGGTGGCGGGGGCGGTGATGTCGAATTCCTGCCCCATGTTATTCGATCCGTTGATCACATCACGGCCGCCAAAGTTGTAAGCGCCGACAGACTGCGTTCTCCCGTGTTTGTTTCTGCCCAGAACCTCCCGCTCCGCCCCCGCTTCCCGGTCAATCGCCTTACTCACATCATGCGACTTCGGGAACCCCGACCCATAGACCCACATCACACAATCGCGGATGTCCCACCCGGCATCCTCGATGGCACACGCGAGACGGTGATAGGTGCGGGTGCCGCCGAACGCGAGTAGGTGGGCTCCTGGTTTGGCTACTCGAAAGGCATGCTCACAGACGTCGTAAATGAATTCTTCGAACCTGTTGTTGTGCTTCTGCTTGCGACCCGTGCTGTAGGTGTCCCAGCCCTTGCCCATGAATCCCAGGGCGTAGGGCGGATCGGTAACGATGCTATCGATGCTCTCGGGGTCGAGAGTCCGCATCACCTCGCGGCAATCGCCATGATGGACGGCCCATCGCTCACTCATCAGCCCACCCCCGCGAGAGACTCAACAGCACACTCCGCCACCGCTCCCGATCCCATTTGTCCTGCTCCCCCGCCGCCCGCAGAATCGCCGCCTCAAGCCGCTCATTGGCCACACGTCGGGCCTCGACCTGCTCCGCTCTCCACGCCTCAGCCGCTGACGCCCAGTCCCCCGGATCGGTCTCCGAGGCCTTGGCAGCACGCTCGCTCAACTCGCGGAACAGAGTCGACCTGAACTCCCGGGCCGCCTGCTCGACCGCATCCGCTGGCGGGGTGGGGCTCACGTCTCCGGGATGACGTACGGGAGCACAACCGCACCCCACCAGCAGGATCAGCGGCCAGAGGAGTCTCACGGCTTGGGGCTCTCCGGGTTGGTCTTCTCCCACTGATCCACAACAGCCTTAAGCCGTGGCCATTCGCACGCCAACGCCAACTGATACACCGACTGGCAGAACTCCCGATGCCCCGGGCTGCCCGGCTTGGCCGTGTCCCCCGATGGCTTGGCAAGAAACGCCTGCCCCACACCGCCAGCCGCAGCCAGCAATGCAGGGATGCCAGCCCAGACCGCGAGTTCCCCGGGCGAACCGTCCGCCGTGGTGAGGCGACCGAGGTTCCCCGAGGCGATCAGGCCAGACAGGACGGACAGCAGTTGTGTGATCAGGCGGGGCCAATTCATGGCTTCGTCTCCAGCCACTTCAGAAACGCCTTGCCAAATTCCGTCAAGTCCTCTGGACCGAAATTCACAGTGCAGGTTACTGGCATCACATCTGGATCGAAGTGCATCGTGCCGGTCACAGGCTGGTCAAGGCTCAGCCGTTGCGGTGCCTCGATGCCGTCCGCCATTGCGAAAAAATGACCATCAAATCGGATCTCTGCTTTGCTCATGGCTTCGGGCCCGGCGGGGGAGGAGTCGGCACCACAGGCGACGGGGGGCCGATCGTCATGATGGCGGTGATGATGGCCATTGCCTTTGCCAGCAGTTCCTGTGCAGCCTTCTGCAGCAATGGGTTATTGCTCGCTGGCGGAATGCCTGCGGGAGTCGTCGCATAGACGACCGGAAAAATTTCCAGTGCCCGATCCGCCTCAGTGGTCGCGGATTGGATTCTGCCTAAAAGTTCGTAATCAGGGCTCATGTCGGCACCGGATGTTTCTGTTGAGTTCGTGAACGTCGGCCGCGAGAGATGTCAGCGCTTCCGAATCGGATTTGCGTGTCTGATTCAGGGTGTCCATTAACGCGCGTTGGGACGATGCCAATGGGTTTAGGACCTCGCGATACAGGATTGCAGCCCCGTCCTTGCCCCACACGACCACCTGCCTGATCGCCCACGCCAACGCCCCGAGAAACGCCGTACAGGCGGCCGCTAGCAGGTACGTCGGCCCCGGATCTGCTGACGGCGAAGAATCGGCCAGCAGTGGCCCGATGAACGCATAGCAGATTGTGCCGAGGGCTGCCATTACTTCGCGGGCTCCACTGGCACAACCGCCGTGCTGGTAGCCCACCGCCTCAACAGATCAATCGCCGCTGTCACACCCACCGCCGCGATCGGCTGCCACGGTCCCAGGCCGAGATGCCCGAGGTTCTCCGCCAGCACGGTCAGCCCGGTGCCGATGGCCATTTGCACGACGTGCAGCATCACCCGCCGCACGTCGTGGCCTGACAGTTTCCCTGCCTCACTCCCAACCGCTTGTGCTTGCATGTCGGCACCTCCGCTAGCGATTGTGGGCGACGGGCGCGAGGTCGTCAAGGTTTATTCCGGTTGCTCAAAGAACCCGAGGGCCATCATCTGCGACAACCGCCACCCTCTTAGCTGCTCCCAGTCGTGCTCGTCAATGATCTGCCCCAGCCGCTGGAGTCGCAACGCCACCGTGTCGATCCTCGCGCGGCTTGCGGCGGGGCCGTGTGTCCCGCCCATCTGCTCGACGCGGCGATTACGCTGGGCTGGCGGGGCTGGTGATCTGGCTGGCCTGACACCGGCGTAGCAAGTGCGATCGGTCATGTCTCACCTTTTTTTTGGACCAGTCGGAAGCCTTTTTCTTCGTGCCAATCCTGCGGTTTCAAATAGCACCAGATGGAAGTAAAAACCAGTCGGCCCTCTGCGCCATCCTCAACACCAGTTACAAGTGCGGTCCGCTTCTCCTGCGGATTGTGAATCACATCGCCGACATTCCACGGACGGTCAAGCATTCTTCCACTCCTCTCCGTCATCGTCGAAATCAAATGTCTTCATCTCCATCCACCCCCGGCAGATCTCGGCGATGGTTGCCCCGGCCAGGTTGCCTCCCTCGTTGTCCGGCATGCACCGCATCGCCTGCCTCTGGGCGATGGCATCCTGAATGGAGTCGAAGTCTGCCTCGTCGCACAGCAACACGATTTGTATTGGCGCACTCATGTCTCACCCTCCGAAATGACTCCCGCAAATTTCAACGCCGCCTCCTGCAATTCTGGGCTCATGCACGCGATCGGCTGCGTCCTCACTGTCCGCTCGGTCTGGATAACTTGGCAGATCTCCGTGTACTCGATCATGGTCTCTGTGCCGTGGATCATGTGCCGCCGAACGGTTGCCAGCATGAGATAACGCTCGCCGTTGATGTCGCATCGCTTGTATCGCCGAAGGATGATCATTGCTGGCCCTCCGCGTGAATCCGCTTGGCTAGTCCCTGCATGACCGCGAAGATCTCCCGCCGATGCTCGGGTTTGATGTCCGTCGCACTGGCCGGAATGCTCTCGCCGTCGGTCACCAGTTCCCGCACCTCGACGGTCACATGCACTTGGAAAAGCCGTTCGCCTGTGCTGTAGCACCCTCGCTGTTCCCAATTCACTTTGACTCACCCGCCTTTCTTGCTCTGTCTGAATCCCAGTCGAAACAAACGCTGGGCCTGCACCAACAGACCTCGGATTCCCACCATGCGAGTTTCGCCCGTCCCACGGGAACCCTGCACAGTGGCGCATTCCCACCTCCCGTCTTTCAACCGCCACAACACTGTGCCGGTTTTCCACGACATCCACTCGGGGTCGTCGCTCATGGCTCACCCGCCTTTCGCTTGAGTCTCGGTCTCTCGTTGAAGGTGATCAGCTCGCCGCGTTCATTGGTTTCTGGCCCGCTGTGCTCCAGGACCTCGATGCATGGGTCGCCATGCCGCCTCGCGACGCTTTCCAAAAGTGTCTGGTGCCTTTCCGGGTCGAGGTTGTCCCAGTTCTGAATCACGATGCGGTTGCGAACCACAGCAACCCGAAAATACAGCCACATCTGCTCGCGTCGCAGATAATGGCGAAAGTGCTTCACCCGGATCAGGTCGCCCACGTGGATGGGGATGCCCCGAGCATCGTGGAAACCGGTTGGCTGGCTCATTGCGAGAACTCCGCGTCGTGCTTGCCCTGCCGCATCATGAACCGCATCTCGGGATTGTCCCGCCACATCTCCGCCCGCCATTGCCGCCGCTCCGGCCCGAGGTAGTCGCCCATGTGTATCTCGGCAGACCGCCGGCAGCCATCGCACAGCGTGCCACGCTCGGCCAGTGCATCGGCAAGGGACCA